CGTGCGTCTGCAAATAGGAAGTCACAATTTCGTCTCCGGCGGCCTTGCCGGATAGCAGGTCGCCGATGTACTTGCGGACGTTGTAAAGGCCCGCAACGGAGTCGCCCGCATCTTCCACTGCCTTGCTCACGGTCGCCATCGTGCCAAGGACAGACGGACGGCCCTTGTTGGAGTTGGCAATGGACTGGATGTGTTCCTCTAGCGGCCCCTTGGTCGAGCTGATCTGATTGTGCGCCACCGCACGACGCATGACATTCTGCTGCGAACGCGAAGAATCGAAGCGCTCACCCTCGCGGAACGCCTTGTCGCGTATCTGACCAGTTACCTTGTCGCGGATGTTCTCTGCGTTGGCATAGTCCGCATCACTGCCGGCGATCTTCTCAAGCGCACCCACCCGGGCGGCGTTGTTGGAGCGGTCCAGGGCGTCGAACTGCTTGCTGGTGCTGCGCACATTACGCTCAAGGCGCGCGATGCCCGGGTCCAATGTTTCCTCGGCAAGAGTGCGTTGTACGCCGGGCACACGCGAAGGCGCCGCCTTGGTGAGGTTGGCAGGGTTGTCGGCCTCACGCGCAAGGATGCCCGCCGCTGCACGCTCAAGCGGATCAACCTTTGGCGCACCGCTGCCGCGCAGGATGTTCCGCAGGCCGCTCCCGCCGATAGCCAGAGACTCGGCTGCCGGGCCAGCGAGAGCGCCGATGCCCGTCTGAATGGCCTTTTCCGAGCCAAAGTTGTTGTTGGTGACGGGCTGCAAGGCGCTCATCGTGCCACCGCCCAGGGAGGACAAAACCAGTCGGCCAAGCCTCGTTGTCGCTTTCGGAATTAGGCCGGCAGCGCGTGCCTCAGCCGCCCCGGTCAGCCAAGGCAACACCTCACCCACAGTG